AATAAAGACGATCCGCATATAAAAACGCCAAAAATAAGTTTAACATTGTATCAATAGTAGCAATTTTAACAGATTTATTATTTATAGAAATTGTATTATAACTATGACAACCAAGTGGTTCATAAATAAAACAAACTGTATCTTTATCTACTACTATTTCATAATGCGGTGCAATAATTTCACCTATACCGGGTTTTTTATGTATTTTAATTTTAGAAAATCCAGCATTTTCCAAATCTTTTTTAATCTGTATGACCGATGTTTTCGGGTCTTCTGATAAAGCATCAAAATCTGGATTATTATTTTCAACAATTTTTTTACGATCATGTTCATTCATATATTTTCCATATAAACTGCTAGCATATCCACCAATAAAAACCAATTTCTGTTTAATAATAGAGTTTTTAACAGTAGTGTATAAAGTTTTTTCTATAGTAGGATCACCTTCGAAATCACGCATAAATTGTATCTTATTACATTTTGGATTTTTAATAGGATAATTTTTATCTAATAAATTAAGTCGTTTATATATTTTCTCCCATCTACTAATATCACCTGCGGGTCTTGATAATTCTTTATAGACATTCAGTCGCAAAAAATTCACCGGTGCGTATAATATACCGTCTATTTTAATAGCTTCTTTAACGATCGATTTAAATATGGTAGCATCCATTTGTGTAATATCCGCAATGGGAATAAACTGGACGAATACTTTAAATGTTCCGTGGTGCATACCTGCTCTCGCCTCTGTAGTTTCATACCCTTTTTTTGCATATATGTCAGCGAGTTCTTTTGCGTCTTCCATTGCATTGGGCGAATAAAAATCATAGTCGGGGATTTCAAGATCTCTATCATAAAATTGGTCTTTTTTCGGTAAAACATTATTGATGGCAGTTCCTCCATAACAAACTAGTTTTTTCTTTTTCAAAAATTGTTCTAAAATAGAAATAACTTGTTTTACAATAGGAGATTGTGCTTTACTCGATTTTGTAGTTTTTTCTAATATATCTACTGCATTACGCAACAAGTCTAGTTCCTTTTCTTCATACGTTTGTTTTTTAGAACAATCATTTTCTTTTATAGTCATTCCTATAGTTATATATTATACTATATATTATACTATATAAAAATAGTAAAATGTTTATAAAATACATTTATTCAAATACTTTCATCGTTAAAAGTATTTGAATGTTCAAATAGAAAAATACCTTATAGGGGGATCGAACCCCTGACCCTCAGATTAAAAGTCTGATGCTCTACCGAACTGAGCTAATAAGGCGGTTTATGTCCTTTACAGGACATGTATCTATATAACAATTTCTTTTTAAGTGACTTTGATTATTTATTTTAAATCTTAACTGAGTAATAATCCTCTGTAATCACCCGCTGTTTATAAGAATACGCCGGGTTAGGAGGTGGGGGCAAAGGTATTTTAACAGGAATATATCTTAAATAGTCGGGTTTTAAAACAAACGCTGATCCTGCCGTATCAAACATCTCATCATAATACTGCATATTCGCATCAAAATTTTGAAATGACATTGCTACCATTTGACACCCATATTTCATCGCCAATGAACTGGAAATATTAGCAGTCTTGTCAGAAACATCGGGCAGTGATATAGTGATGTGTTTTTTATTAAATTCAATCAACTCTTGCATGTCAGGAGTGAAACGGACATCGTGATAGCGGAGTGCGCGCATAAAAACAGAATTACTGGCAATGTTAACATATTCATCCAATTCTGTATCTTGAAATAGTGGATTGGTTTTGTCTACTATAATAATGACTTTTCCCATTAGTTTTTTCAATGATAATAATCCTAAATTTTTACCGTTGTTTTCATAACTATTCTTTTTCCCCAAGAGACGGTTTTCCAAAGTATTGTAAAGTATATTTGCCATATCACTATAGATGGGTTTGTTATTACTCATGATTCTTAAATGTAAAATAAGCGGGTCACCGGGGTTCGGACACGTGCTACCAGAAAATGCATAATCGCGAATAACGTCCATCGCATTTGAAAATGGGACACTATTGTAGGATTCCTTCACATCAAAACTATCTTGTGATGATACAGCAATCACCGGTTTATTATTTACCGAATAGACTTCAAAATCAAGACATCTCACACCTTGTCGAATACAATCCTTTAAAGCACAAACATTCACATAATCGTTTTTAAATGTCCCCGCAGAACAACAATTGTAAGCGGTCTTAATGTAATAATCTCGCAAATTATGACTAAATTGTGTATTGGATGGATTAAGTGTCCGGATGAGAGGAAAATCTTTGTATAGACTATTCATTCTGTTACAATTTTTATTTTCCAGTGTCAGTTTACCATACACCCATACCATGACGGAAAAAACCATAAGCACTGCTATTGTAATTCCTACTATTTTAATCAACCCTTTTTTATCATTCAATGAATCCATCTTATATATACTTTTTAAAAAAAAGTATGGCAAAAAATACTTTACATATTTGGATAGTTATAAGAGTGTCTAGTAAAACGTCAAATTGTCGACATTATATATATGAAAATGACTAACAATGTATATAGTAATTTATACTATGTTAATTGTCTAATGGTTAATAGTAAAATCTAACATAGACTCATACTCTGTATTATCTCCGTGTCTCTTTAATAAACAATGTTTCCAAGCATTTGGTGTACTTATACCTGGTTTTGATTGATGATAAGTATATTTTATAAAATCTTGTAGACTTTTAAATTTATGTTTTGTATGACACTCATCTGTATAAATTAAATTTTGTTCTTGCGCATCATATTCTGCTACAAATTTTTTTGGAGTCTTGGCTGGTTGACTACACACCAAATCTCCTGCATTTAAAATATCTTTCAAATGCGGTCTAAATTTTTGTATACGTTTTCTTTTTTTATCTTCTTCATTTATTTGTATGCTACTATCACGCTTATCCACATTCAATAAATTTAGTCCTTCAATAAGTTTTTCAGGTGAAATTGTAAAATAATTGCGATCAGGTCTGACACGTTCATATTTATAATAAATACAGAGTACTTCTAACATATGTTTTGGATCATGAACTTTTTTTTCTATAATATTGACAAAAGGGTTTAACATTCCTGGATTATTATTTAAATCTTTGTAATAATCATCCAAATGTTTATTTGTTACATCTATATAGATAAGTCCAGGAAAATCATTAGTTGAAGAGCAGACCAAATAAACAGGAGATGATTCGGCACAAGCCATTTGTTTTATAAATAATTTATTATAATTGTTTGGTAAGTATTATAATATAATTATATTTCAATTTTATTGTTTATTTATATTAATGTACGAATCGTGAAGTTTTATATGTTAAAATATAGCGAAAGATATGGCAAAACATATTCACGTATTTTTTTTGCTATACTTTTTTCCAAAAAGTATATTTTAAAAATAAGTATATTAAAAATATATAGTAGTATATTAGATAATAAACCATGCCGGGAGGACTATTAAATATTGTTTCCTATGGAAATCAAAATGTAATACTTAATGGTAATCCGTCTAAAACTTTTTTTAAATGTACTTATGCCAAATATACCAATTTTGGTCTACAAAAATTCCGTCTTGACTTTGAAGGTCAGCGGACATTGCGTATGACTGAACCTTCTACCTTTACATTTAAGGTGTCGCGGTATGCCGACTTACTCATGGATACTTATTTAGTCACCACCTTACCCACCATTTGGAGTCCTATTGTCCCACCCACGGATTGCTCCAGTCAATGGCGACCTTATGAATTTAAATGGATTAAAAATTTAGGCACACAAATGATAAAGCAAGTCACTTTTTATGTCGGTGGGCAAATTATACAACAATTTTCGGGTCAATATTTAACCAATTTAGTAGAGCGGGATTTCTCTGCTACCAAGAAAACGACCTATTATAACATGACTGGTAATACTCCTGAATTGAATGACCCGGGCAATTCCGGCACACGGACCAATACATATCCCAGTGCATATTATACACCATCGGTAGAAGGACCTGAACCCTCTATTCGGGCAAGAAAAATCTACACCCCTTTAAATATTTGGTTTACCTTGGCGGCAAAAATGGCATTTCCTTTGGTAAGTCTTCAATACAATGAATTATATATTGATATTGAGATACGACCGGTGAATGAAATGTTTGTGGTCCGAGATGTGACCAGTAGTGACATGTGTTATATTCAACCCAATCAAAATGATCCGGCGTTTCAATTCTTCCGCTTTCTTCAACCGCCACCTGATATCGGATTGAATTATACCGATAAACGCACGAATTGGTCTGCGGATATACATCTAATAAGCACTTATGGGTTTTTGTCCTCGGACGAGGTGGCCGTATTTGCCGCGCAAGAACAACAATTTCTTATCAAACAAGTCTATGAATATAGTTTTCCCAATGTGACAGGCACAAATAGTGTGTATCTCGATAGTTTAGGTATGGTGGCAGATTGGATGTGGTTTTTTCAGCGAAGTGATGCGTATTTGCGTAACGAATGGTCGAATTATACCAACTGGCCTTATGATTATTTGCCGTACGACTTGGTAGATCCCTCAGGGACAAACTATCCGGCAATTACTCTGCAACCATGTGGTAATTATACACCAAATATAGATCCATTGGGTCTAAATGGTCAACCGAATCAAAATTCCAATATATACATTACTGGCACCTATAATCCTGCCAATCAAAAAGATATAATGATGCAATGGGGATTTTTACTCGATGGCAAATATAGGGAAAATAGTTTTGACGCGGGTGTTTTTAATTATATTGAAAAATATTCAAAATCACCCGGTTATTCGTCGGATGGATTGTATTGTTATAACTTTTGTCTCAATACTGACCCTTATGATTTTCAACCCAGTGGAGGAATGAATATGAGCAAATTTAAAAATATACAATTTGAGTTTAGCACTTTTCAACCACCGTTGGATGCGTCTGCAAGTGTCTATGTGATTTGTAATCCCAATGGTGGTGATGTTATTGGTGTGAACAAACCATCGTGGCGTATCTATGATTATAATTATGACTTGACTATATTTGAAGAACGCTTTAATGTGTTGACCTTTACTTCTGGTAATGCGGCACTCATGTACGCGCGATAAAAATAGCAAATTATTACTAGCAATTTTATTAATAGCAATAATATTAGTATTTTATTACTAATATTATTTACTTATTTCTTTTTACCAAGTTTCTTCTCTCTTTTAATTTTTTCTTTTTCTTCATATGCTTCAATAAATCTTTTTACGTGGTCGGGAATGTCATCATCTTCTTCTTGTCTCTTTCGTTCTTGTCTAATGTTAGCAGGAGTATATTTTCTAGAAAATATCTTTTTTAAAATAGGACTAGTCTTCTTTTTGGTAAATCGGAATGATTTTTTAGTAGATCCGGACGGACTGAGGGGACTAAGACCGCCACCACGACGTCTAGTACGTTTATTTACTCTTGATCGACGACGTGAAACCATTATATATTTATTATATATAAATAAAATATTTATTTATATATTAATTATTATTTTGTAGGTAAAAATTTTACTTAACTCTTATAGAGTTTAGGCACGGGCAGCAGACGCAGCGGACGACGCAGCGGCACCAGCAGCGCGCGAAGCAGACGCAGCACGACCAGCGGCAGCCGACGCAGCGCGAGCAGCACCGGCCGCACGGGATGCCGAAGCACCCCGGGACGCGGACGCGGCCTTAGATGCGGCCTTGGACGCAGCGCGAGCGGCACCAGCAGCGCGTTTGGCAGCAGCAGCGGCACCACGAGCAGCAGACCGCTTGGCGGTACGGGCAGCAGAGCGACTTCTTTTCATAGCGCGAGAGCGAGAAGCAGAACGAGAATGGCGTCTAGTATGTCTGGGCATTTTATATATATATATAATATAAAAATTTATATTTTTAGTATTAATAAAAATATTAAATTTGTTTTCCTAAAAGTGTACTAAAAGTATTAATTAATTAAATTTTGCGACACTTTTCCTAAAATTTAATTAATTAATTAATTAATTAAATTTTAATATATTTTCCTAAAAGTATTATCTAAAAGTATTATCTAAAAGTATTACCTAAAAGTATTTTTCCTAAAAGTATTACCTAAAAGTATTTTCTAATGGTTTTTCTAAAAGTATTACGTATTTTTTTGCGATACTTTTTCCAAAAGTATTTTGCGATACTTTTTCCAAAAGTATTTTGCGATACTTTTGGAAAAAGTATTCACCAAATAGAATCCGTATTATGCCACCACATCCCATCGCCTTTTTTAACGCCATAAATTGCTCTAAATATTTCCATACGCGACAAAGGACAATTCACTCTATATTTTTCTAAAGGATGTGGATTTTTTTTTAATTGTGCTTTTATCGCCTTTTTAAATATCTTCTGTTTTCCTTGAACTGCTAAATAAATGTACAACTTTTCTAAATTATTATGTCGAATGATATCAATATCACCATTAACTATTAAAAAATCTCTCAAATATTCTTCGACTAAAGACATCCCTGAAATATCTGCTAAATCTTCGCCCACCCCGACTTCCGCATCAAACTCAATTCCATCACGTTTCGCCACGGTTTCATATTGCTTAACAACATCCTTAATCTTTGCTTTAAAAATTTTCCGATCATGGTCGGTCCACCAATTATTCAAATTCCCGTATTCGTCAAATTTACTACCATTATCGTCTAAACAATGCGATAGTTCGTGTGCAATAGTATAGCCAATAAATGCTAAATTATATTCTAAACCGCGCTCTTTCAAATCTATAAAAGGGGGTTGTAAATAGGCTAAAGGCACATAGATTGAATTACTGGTGGGGCGATAGTATGCATTTACCATATACGCTTGCGTTCCTACTAATTTAAATTCCTGCCAATCAATCTCGGGGATATCAATAACATCTTTTCCTTCTAAAGTAATGAATTTATTATGTTTCCACTGTGTTAACAAACGCAAATTATACCACGAATCATCACTTTTATAATTAAATAATGGATCTTCACGCAACTTTTCTGGAGAACCGATTATTAATTCTAATTTTTTTAATTTATTCAATGCTGTTTTTTTTGTAGAAGGCGATAACCAAGTGTTTCTCATAATTTTGTAGATAAATAGTGTTTTTAAATCTTCCCCTAAATGTTTTACATAATCTACGTATAATGGGTTATAATGATGTTCTACATATTGTTCCGTTAAAAAGGTATTAAAACACATGGATAGTCCAAAAATAGGTCTGAGATCATTAGGCATTTCAACGGGTTGACCTTCTAAAATATTTTTAAAAAATTTGAAATGGATATTATAGTGATTCGGTTCAAATCGTATTATTTGTCTATAATGAATATACAACCAATAGGTTTTCCATTTTGGTGTGTTCCATTTTTCTTTTAAAAGTTTTATCGTGCATTTTAAAGCATTTAAACTAGAAACTATTAATTTTTTAGGTGTTTCTTTATAACCCAACTTTGTAGTAAACTCTTGCCAATTAAATCCATATTTATTTTCTATTTCGTCTGAAGACACTACATTATAAAAATCAGGATTATCGTTTTTAACCGCAATACATCCCATTGCATCTAATAATTCTAATTCAACATCCCATATATCTTGTGGATTATAACCATGATTTTTGTTATTTAAGCAAACCGCAAATGTCTCATTAATACTTTTTAAAAAATTATATTTAATATAGGACTTGTATTTTTTTGTATCTGTATCATCTGCGGGATCATCAATATAAATTAAATAATCATAGATGCTTAGTTGTGCTGAAGATAAATGACTAATGTATTTAGTTACATTTTTCTCATCGGGCAATAATTGCCATTGTATGGGTGACCCCCATGCGATGATTTCATTGCGATTTAAATCTGCTAGCAAATCGTATATATTTGTACGTGTATTTGGGTTAAAAAAATCTTCTACTTCATGTAATATTTCTTGACAATGTTTTAATAATTGTTTATGAGATGTATTAGTAGTTAATGAAGTATATAGATTTTTAATAGCAATTGCTTTTTCTTTTTTTGGATTTTCTTTAATATATGTTTTCACATAATTCATCATTTCATAATATACTTTTTCTTGTATGACTCTAAAGTTGTCTATTTGCACATAAAATGTCGGTTTATCTTCAATAATTGTCTCTTTAGACCATTGATCATTTATATAATCATAATAATTATTCTTAATATATTCTCTATTTTGTTCCCTTCTGTCATTATATAATTTAAATTTATCCGCTAAATATTTAGTTCTTTTTTCCATAGGAATTGTGATTTTTCTATATTTTTTATATTTTTCATCTAGTTGTGTAACATATAGGTTAAATTTATTTATATTTTCTTTATTATAAAATTTAGTTATATATTTACTAAATTTTCCTGATTCACATAGTTGTAACACATTATTATCTGTTAAACAACGTTTTTTTGTTTTATTTATAAGTGTATCCTTTTTATTTTTATTTAAATCCAATACTTTTAAATTCAATGGTTTATGCCATTGTTTAATTTTTTTGGTATATTTTTTCATTTATAATGAAATGATATTATATTTTAATTTAGAATAGAAGAGAAGATAAATACTTTATACTTATACTTTTATATCTGCTATGTATATATTAATGTCTACTATTGAACAAAGAAAAAATGAAAAACTTAACAACAATGACAATGTAGAAAAACAAAGTAATTGGGGTGCTTTTGGCGTAAATGTATTATACAATTTTATATTAACATTATTCATTGGTATATTAGGTGCGAATGTTATTTTTTTAAGCAGTTCCAGTAGTGCTTTTTTAGAAACAATAATACCAAAAAATAGTGGTAGTTATTTTACAGAAAAATATACAAATAATCCTGTTCTTAGTGATTCTGATATTGCTTCTGCTACTGCTGCAAAGGAAGCAAAAAATCAACAAATGTATGATGATGAAAAAGCAAAAAATAAAAAAGACGCGGAAGAGGATGCTATTGATAAAGGTGGTGCAGAAAAATATATGGGTAATAAAGAAAATAACTGTAATCGTAGTGCTAGAAATGGTTCAAATGCAAGTTTTAATTTATTTGATTTTAAAAAATCGGGTAATTGGCCTTTTACTTTAAGAGATCCCAATGTCGGTCATATAAATTATATTCAAAAATTTCTAAATTGGATTTTAGAAACGATGTATGGTGCCTATTCTATCAATCGTGGTTTTCTACAATCGTGGTTGTCTATTTTTTCTAAGAAAAATTCAGGGTTTATCAGTAATGATACTTTTATAATGTTAATAATCGCACCACTTACATTACTTGCT